TTCTTCATTTTTAAAAATTATTTGAACTTTGTCTAAACCACAAGTTGAAAAAAAGAAATCTTCGTTATATTTGTAACCCGCTTCACCTAACGCATTACTAATAATACAAGCAGCCTCTACATCACGATAATTTGCATTAAGCGCACCACCTTCTACATAATCACCTGGTCCAAATGAATAACTATTTGATACAGGTCGCTGTGTTAGTGATGAACTTGGAAAATCAAGTATTAAGGGTTTTTTTGACATTGATATAATAACATAAAATAACTTGTATTTTCTTCATTTGTAAACAAAACACTTACATTCTGATTATCATAATATTGATCTGTCCAATAATAATCAACACCATGTTTTAACCCGTGTTCTTGAAATAATTCTTTTAGTAGATACATGGTTTGTGTTCGTTCGTTCCAAGTTTTAGATTTATATTTTTCATCTGTAGTTTTTATTGGAAACTTTGCTGTATTTTTATTTAAAGTTTCTTCATAACTATGGTATGTAGGCACTGGCAAAGTTCCACTAATTAGTGAGCGTTTCCGATTTGTTTTTCGTCAAAGAGTCGTGCATCCACATCCCAATTGTTTGGGATTTTTTCACCACGCCGCACTCGTTCAAATTGCGAGTACGCGTGAGTGTTACGCTTATAAAGATCGGCTTCGTTAAAAACAAAGCCATATTCCACACAAAAAGCCTTGAAATTATCAAGGTCGTTAAAAACACGATTTACATTCTGGTTCTTAATCATTTACATTTCCGTTGTATTAGAGTTACATGATATGGACTTGCCAGTGCCACAATTCCCAATATACAGCAAACTTATGGTTTGTCAACTACTTTTTTATCGTTATTTTCCAATAACTTATTAAAGTGATCGATTGCCGCTTGAAGTTTAGGAATATCTTCCCTAGCCACAAGCACATCATCCCAAACTAAATCTGCACCAAAAATATACTTTAGCGCAGCCCAAACTCGCTTGTAAAATGGACGGTAATTTACAGCCTGAATATTAACAATAAAGTCTGGCGTATATGGCATTTCATTGCCCCAATCATACACTTGGACAACAATAGTATGTTCAGCACTACTGCATTCACACGAAAGAAATACTTTTAGGTCGTCGTGCTTTACTGTAATATCTTCAATATTGCTCATTATTTTGCCTTTGCTGGCAGTAGATACTCATATGTAATTAAACCACTATTGACAACAACCTTGGCAACACCATCATCACTGAACTCAACAGTCTTGTCACCTTGCAGATTAAGAATGCTGATAAACAATCCAACTGGCCAAGCCCAACCTTTTGTTAATGTTCCCGTAACATCACTTTGGAATACAAAATTACCAGCATGTGTAGAAACATCACCAAAGAAGAATTTTAAGTTGGTGCCTTCTGTTTTGGCAACAAACATCTTTTCTTCACTATTTGCCTGCGACTGGAACTTGAGGCGTTGAATGCTACCAACTGATGGTTCAAATGTAATACCAAAGTTTGCACCACGGAACTTAACAGTTTTCAACTTTTCATTAATAACTTCTGTAGTCATAAAACGATAGTCGTTCTTAAAATCACCACCAGCGTTTTCAAAGTGAATACCAACAGGAGTTTGTGCGCCATTGCGTTGTTCACGCTTAAGTTCAATTGTTGCGTCACTTGCATATTCTGGAATATTAAGCACAGTGTTTAACTTGCTCAAGTTTGGCATACCAAAAATACCAGCAAAATCTGGATTTACTTCATTAAATTTAGCATTAAGAATTACTGAACGGTCTTCGGTAACGCTTTCAATTTTAGTTTCATTGGCATCGCCAGTGACCTTAACTACATCAATTCCAGTAGGAAGTGTGTGTTGAACAATATCTGTGAGAAAGTCTTTCATTGATTTTTCCTTTGATTTTTAATATAACAAAATACGAGTTAGTTGTCAATAATTTCTGCATACCCACCCTTAATTTTGTGTCGCAATTCCGTAGTGCCTGGTCTTTTTACTACAATATAACTACTTCTGGAAGGTTGGATTTTATAATTTTCAACTTGATACCCAAAATCTTCAAGATTTGCAATTAACTCTTTATAATCAATAGCACCAAAATTACAACCAAGATTGTATTCAATTGCCCAAAATTCATCGTGAGGTATAAAGTTAAAAACAAATCTGCCACCTTTATAGAGGTAATTAAAAATTGAACGTGCCCAATTTAAAATATAGTTTTGGTCAGTATAATAAAACTCATTAAAACAATATATAAGACCAAAAGATTCTGTAGGTAATTCAGATAGATCAAAATCTTCTACTGTGTATTTTCTAAGTCTACGTGTTGCATAAAATTCATTATTAAGAGATTGCGCAGCAAAATCATTTATTTCTTTGTAACGGTCTACTATATAAAGAGGTTCACTTGCAACTACATACGGTAAAAATTGTCCTGTGCCAGGAAATAGTTCCATAGTGGGAATATTATTTCCAACATAACCTACAATTATTTTAGACAAATTTTCAACATCAATTTCATGCAGTGCATTTCTTTGCACAAAATCTAATCTTGTTTCAGGTGTTTTTTGAAGTAAATCATCAGTTAACAATCTACTTTTTGCCAACATGCGAAGTTTGCTATAAAGTAGAGTATCATCTAATTCAAACAATAATTTGTCGAATGCACGAAGAGTGTTTTTGTAATTGGCATGAGCAGTTGCATAACTCGCATAAAAATTACGATTTTTTACAATTTCTTCATACATTTTGTAAGATTGAAGGTCATCCATATCTTATTCCTCAAAATCAAATAAATTAGTAAATGTATTGCTGATGTTTGTTGCGTTAGTAATATCCCAACCAAGAACATCAAGAAGATTTTCTACTTTTTGTGTTACAATAGTATCTTCCATTTCATCACTATCAAATGGCATTTCTTTAAACCATTTTGGAATACGAGTTTCATCTGTTGGATAACCAATGCTTGTAAGTCCAAGTGGATTATCTTTTAACTTACAAACAATAGTTTTCATACCGTCAACAATCTCAATACTGCGAGTATCGCTGTGCATTCTGCGAAGATTATTCCAATTAATCGCCGCACGAACGTGACCTGGCATATTTGCTTTGCCTTGTTTCTTTTCTAAATCGCCATAATAAGTTAGTTTATTAACGCGCTTTGGTGTGCCCTTTTCCCAACTTGGTAATTCTTTAAACTTTGTTTTAAAAGTGCGCACTTCTTCAATGATCTGCTCGCGTTCTGCACCGTCAAGAACTTTCTTCAAGATATCGGACAAGAAATCTTGTACAAGTTTAGGTGTATCGCTGCGTTTAAGGTCAAGACCCATAGCTTTAACTTTGCCAGTCTTGCCTTCAACATCAAGTCGCTTGCCTTCCAAATCAAAAATTAACACAGCATAACGTTTTTTGGTAATAAACAGTCCTTTACTAGCAATAAGTTCACGACCACCTTTAATGATAGAACCAAGTTCTGGCGTAGTGTGAAATGCTTCATACATAAATTTTGGGAATGTCATATTGACTTGTTCACCAATACTGTCATAAAGCTGAATACAAATCTCTTTATTCCATTCCATGCGACCAGAAGCTACATCATCTTTAATAACTGGCCAAGCACTAAAATACACAGAGTCAGTATCGCCATATATGATTGCTTTGCCAACGTGATCTGCTTCACCAGTGATAAGTTGATTAACGGTAGCATCCATATGTTTTGCAATTGTGCGACCGCATAAAGTGGTGCTTTGTCCAATGCGTTGGTCAAAGAAACGACAACCTGCGTTTAGAATAGCACCATACAAACTGTTCAAGTTAATCTTTTTAACCAACTGACGTTTATCCCAGAAAGCAATTTCTTTTGGATCGGTTGCTTCTTTCTTTTTAGCTTGTAATTCTTTACGCTCACTATACCAACGTTCAAGCAAACTTGGCACAACGCCTTGTCGTTCAAGGTTAAAGATTGTGCCATTTGCACTTAACGCCCATGGTGCATAATTGTCAAAAATCATATCATATATTTGTGCAGCACTATAAACTTCACTGTTACCATTTTCCCAATCAATAGTAATTTCTGTTCCAATTTCACGGTTCATAACAGCACTATATTCTAAAGTTGCGAATAGACCTTCCCATGCGCCAGCAAATGATTTGCCTTCATCCATGCGTTGTTTAAGTAGTGCTTCTGTCATAATAGGTCGTAACTGACCAACAACGGTCTCTGGACCCATATTAAGTGCACGAATTGTTGATGGATACAGCGAGTTAATATCAATAGCACCAATCCAATCATTTAATCCTTTTTTGGGATAAGCAACATACGCACCAGCAACTTGGCTATTGACTTCTTCATCACGTGAACGGCGATTAGGAACTACCATACCACGACGATGTGCTTCGTTGATAATTGCTTGTTCTGTGACCGCAACCGCGCCCATTGTAGTTTGTAGCAACACAGTATTATCGTGCGCAATTTCATTTGCCAAATCAAGAAATCGTAGTTTTTTATCTAACTTATTGAGCAGTGCAACGTCTTGTCGTGAATACTGAATAAATGTTTCAAAGTCGCGGTTATATAACTGGTCAAGTGTGCCTTCATAAGCAGTCTTGCGTTCATTTAACTCATATTCACCAATAGCATCAAGACTATAACTATGGCGTTCTTCATATGTATATTTGCGATACAGTTCCATATAATCCATGTGAACACGACCAACCAAGTCATATGTTGAACTTGTCTTTCCATATTTTTCATATTCACGTACTTTTGGAAACTGGTCCCACAAGCAAAAACGGCGGGTGTCATCTTTACTTAAAATGCGTGTTACACGATTGATAGTGTATGGAATATCAAAACCTTCACTGTTCCAACCACTTAACACATCTGCATCTTCGATAAGTTCAAGAAATGTTAGCAGCATTTCTCGTTCACTATCAAACATAAAAGTATTTTCAAAGATGCTTGCTACTTTATTCGCATCTTCCATAGACATGGCACTTGGTGGCAGTGCTAATGTGATAAGTTGGTCTAACCAATCCAGATAAACTGTAATTGCAGTAATTTTTGTAAAGGGATCATCTGGTGTGCTGTAGCCTTTTTGCGGATCAAAATCCGTTTCAATATCGAAGAAGGCTGTTTGTAGCTGTGGCGAATCACTGCCAAGATAATTTTCTGCCAAACATCTAAAAATAGGATTGATATCGCTTTCAAATATTTGGTGTTTACCTTGTCGCAGATTTAGTTCCTTGCGGAAATCCTTACTACTGCGACAAGTTATACGGCGAACTGGAGTATCAAATATGCTTTTGTGGTTGCCCTTTTCATCGCCGTAATAAAAAACATAATTTACAGGATATTCCTTATAAACACGTTTTCCATTTACACGCTCAACAACATGAATACGCTCATGCTGTCTATCAATAATTGCATCTACATAACTCATTTTATTCTCCAAGTCACTTGTGGCTGACCAAAACCTTTCTACATGCACGTGTGGTGTGCGAACCATATATTAATTTATTATACGGAATCTTTTAAATTATCCGTAGATTGCAAAATACTTTCGATGATATCAAGGTCTTCACGAGCCTTGTCATAGTCGCGCTTCATAGCCATCTTAACTGCCTTTTTAAGCAGATTTGGTTTAAGTTGCATTTCTTCTGCAATAGCAGCAATGGTATCATTCAATCCACCTTGTAGCGTTTCAACTTCTGTTGTTACGCCAATTGCTTCGGTAATAAGTTGTTTAAGTTTTGCACGTTCTTCAGTGCTAAATGCTCTTGCCATAGATTAGTCCTTTCATTTTGTTGTTACTATTGCTTTAAGTGCTTGATATTCATTATATGCATCACGCAGTTCTTTATCAATATTCATTTCCCATTTTTTACGAGCAGCTTCATATTTTTCATACGCATCTGCTAATATAGGAAACTCGCCGTGTAATTCATCGTTTTTTGTAATTAAACAAATTGCTTCGCATACATTTTCATAAAAGTTATCAAGATTTATTTTATTGTGATTTGTGTTAATAAGTGCATCGGCGTTATCTCGTGGTGTAATGTCCAAACTATTAGAAGTAATTGCAACCGTAGGAGATTGTTGAACACTCCAACCAGAGGTAGTTAATATAGAACCACTACCGCCACCGCCACCACCAACTGTATTGATTGTATATGTTGTAGTTGAACCTGTTGCACCAATTGCGGGTGCGTATGTAGTTTTAGACGGACTTTGGACGATGTTGACGGTCATGCTTCAATTTAGCAGCAAAAGCATCAGGAGTCAATTTATATTTCTTAATAAAAGCATTATGCAAATCTTTTGGATCAATTTGGAAAGCACCACAAATACTACGCATTACATCATCAATACTAACATAATCAATATGTTCCATGCCATCTAAATTATCTGCAAGTCTTGCAACAGCATTGTCCATATTGGTGCTTTCTGCACTATCAATTATTTTATTATATTTCCAACGTGCAGCCATTAGTCCACGTGCACCAGCACTGATTGGATGACGACCTTGAATACCTACACTCATTGCTGCTTCAAGTATTTCTTTAATACGCATAAGATTATTTATCGGTTACTGACCACACTTCTGGTGGAAATAATATACTGCTATCAGTATTCCTGTAACTATCTAATTTCTTTAATCTTAAAATTGCTTGTTCAAGTTGTTTTTTGTTGCTTGGTTGTTGTAATTCATTTATAAGATAAGAAAAATTAGGAATGGTATTCAAGTCATCAATTAATTTTTCCTTGACAGATTCTGGTAAATTTCTTGCTGTATAATAAGATGGATTTATTACCAAGTTTGGAACAATTTCACAATTAAAGCGTTTTTTCAAAATTTCAAAATCTTCTTTTGTGTTATATGCGTTTAGTAAACTATAAGTGTAGATTATATAAAGATTTGCATTTGGTATTAATTTTAGTCTATTAAAATTTTGTAAAGTAGTGTCCCAAGAAGCTGGCCATCGTATGGTTGCAAATCTTTCATAAACTCCATCAATACTAAATCCAATATTAACTGATTTAAATTTAATTAATTTGTTAACAATACTTTCATTTAATACTGTTCCATTACTAAAAAAATGCAAATCAATTTGTTCACTAAAATTATTATCGACTGCCCATGATAGTATTTTTTCTACCTTTTTACTATACATGGGTTCACCACCATAAATTGTAAGTTTCTCTATATTTTTCCAAATTTCGTTTAATAAAATTTGGTCAATATCGTTGTTAATTTTATTTTTAGATGGGTCATGTTCACCCATTCTTTTTAATTCGGCAGACCATCTTGTGCTGCTATCACTAAAACATGTGATACAAGCAATATTGCAATTATTATCAACTCTAATTTCTAAATTTTTTAATTGGAATTTATTTTCTAAAAATAATTCATAGTCAAAATCATCATAACTTGATTTAAAATTTAATCTATGACTTTTTGTATTTCCATCTTGTTCAGTTTTTTTGCAATTATAACAACCAGGGTGCCATTTGTTATCTTTGATGTATTCTCTAACCTCTGAATTTGCAGTTTGAATATCAGTAAAATTTTTGTTAAAATTTGGTAAGAAGTAACAACATGGTTTTACTTTATTAGAATCAAACACCAAATCAGTGAATGGTCTTAAGCAAAACGTATCAGTAAATTGTGTCATACCTTGCCGTTTGGATTTAAAATTGGTGGACGACCAAGTTTATCAGTTTTATTGCCAAATTTAGCAGCTTGCTTTTGTGTTTCACCTGGATGAATATCAACAGTTAGCGCATTAGCATAACGTGGGTCACGTGCCATCTTTTTATTAGCAGGCACTACGCCTACACCAGCCGCTTCATCAAGGTCAAATAATTCAGTTAGTAACATTCATATCACCACTTACGGCAAGACCAGTATCTTGCCTTTGTGCGTGGACCTGGATTTTCACAGTGATGTCTTGCACGGAAACTCTTGCGACGTTTTGGATTGCTTTTCTTAATGCGCATATTAGGATCACCAAAGTTTACTTTCTTTACATTGCCAGTCTTTGGGTCTTTAACAAATACTTTAAATTTTTTTACATCGCCTCGCATTGGTTTACCAAGTGGAACTTTGCGACCATGATATTCTGCTTCTGATACCATTTCTTCATAAAGGTCATCCATAAAAAAACGAATCTCTCTGCCACCCTTATTCAATACAATATCATCATCGTCTTCGGCAATATCCCAACCCATGTTGCTTAACATTTTGGATGCTTGAGCATGTTTTGCTTCATCACCATGCCACCACATTTTTGCTAATCGCTTTAAACTTTGTGGGTTGTCGTGCAGTGATACTACTTCACCTTCACTTACGTTACTTGAACTTGCAATAACACGGTCTGCTGCTTGGTTTATTTCATCACGTGTTGCACGATATGGACTTACTTTAAGAACTGCAATTTGTTGGTATGCTGGTGTCGCTTCGTCATCAGTTTTGACCATTTTCTTTAATAAAACATGATCTACTTTACGACTATCACCATCATCATGTGTGTTTGTTGCAATAAAGTAATCATCACGATAATGCATTACATTATTGTTGCCACCAAAATCTCGTGCTCGCCAAAGTTTTGCTTCGGTTAAATTTTTGTTTTCAATTTCATTTAGACTTTCTAAAACTTTAAAAAGTTTTTCATCACCAAGTAGAGTAATGCTGTCACCAGTCATTTCCATAATTTCTGTATCTACCTGAAGTATATTACCAAATTCAAGATAAAAACCATCGCCAACTGTTGGACGATCTTCGCTAATGGCGGTAAGTTTTTCAATTAGGGAACGCATATCACTCATGATTAAATCCTCTTATTATTTAGTGGATTATCACTTCTTTTTTGCGAATGTCTTTACATAAATTGGCTTCTTGCCGCTTCCGCCAGTATCTTTGCCACCACGACCAGCAGCATTTTGTGCTTTGCGCTTGCGGGTAACTGCACTCTTTTTCTGTGCAGCAGTCATTCTACGTGCCTTCGCTGCTGGCACACATTTGGCATAACCACGCTTGCTGCCACTTGTTCCGCAAGGTGGATGTTTGCCTTTTACTTTTTTACCAATATTAACCCATTTATCAGTAAACCACTTATGAAGATTACTGCTCGCTTCGCCTAAAATTTCTGGAATAATTAAGTTACCACAATTTACACAATAATCAAGATTTTCTAAAATATTTTGTTCTGTAATTGGTTCGCAAATAATATCTGTGCTTTCGGTTTTCTTATTCTTGACACAGTTTGGATATGTCTTGCCAAACATTTTTTTGTTACCTTCTTTGTGGTAACCTTTCCAACATGCTTCGCCAAGAACATCTTCCATCTTCATTTGGATTTATTGCCCCAATTCTTTGCGCCTGCTTTGCGGCACTTAACTAGCGCACCACTTGCATATGCACTTGGCCATACTTTATAACGGCTCTTTACTTTATAATAGCAAGCATCTTTCTTTTCATCTACTCGTGATTCTGGTAACATTAAGCCACCACAATGTGGGCAACTTTCTTCTACGTTGTCATGTGCAGCAGCCCCAACGATTTCATCATAATTTTCCATGCAAAGATAATCGTGATGTTTAGACAATTCAATCATCTTTTCAGCAACATCATGCAAATCTTCGTCGGTCTTTGCATCTTCACGAGCATATTCCATCATACGAAGCAGTAATGGAATATCCATACTGACTGTATCAGTGGCATCTGCTTCTGGAATCATTTCAACATTTTCAGTTGAAGAAATTTTAGGTTTACGAATAGCACTGCCTGGTAAAATTTTATCCATGGCTAAATCAATGCCAGCACGTTGTTTTTTAGTTTTGCCAGCGGGATTTGCAGTTAAAACATTTGGATTGCGAGCAAGACGTTTGCCAACATATGATTTTAATGTATTTGTTTTCAATTCGTCAACGTGTTTTGGCTTTTTACCGCGCTTCTTCATATTAATAGCAATCGCTGCTTGTTGCGCTGGACTACTTGCTTCTAAAATAATATCTTTGATTTTCATTAGTCGCCACCTACCAATTTGTTACCTGGTGGACCTTTGTCTATGCCTTTCCAATATCCAGTAAACTTTGGACCACTTGGATTCTTTACTGCATCACTCATTGCACTTTCAGTTTTTTTCTTGCGTTTCTTTTGGTTATAAGTGCCACCAAACAGTGAACCAATTTGACTGCGACCCATCATACCCATTGCACCAACGCCGCCAGCAATACCACCAGCACTACTTGCGCCAGCACTTGCACTTTCACCAATTACGTGAAAGCCAGCTTGCTGCTTGCTTTTAACTTGCGCACTTGGCACCATAACTGGAACGCCCTGAACATTACCATTGGTATCAAGTTTTGCCATTTTAACCATGCCAGGTGTCTTACTCATACCAGGTGCCTTTGGAGGTGTGCCTGGTTGTTGTTGAGTTTGTTGTGTTGGACTTGGATTCGGTGTTGAACCAGTTTGCATACCCATTTGCTGACCATCTTCATTCATTTCACTTGGGTAACGCATTTCATAATCAAGGTAATCAAAAACACTTTCAATATAATCTGCTGCACGTGTTAGTTTACGTTGGACCCAACCTTCTAATCCCTGGTTTTCACCAACATTTTTCAACATGTCATGCAACATAAGTGATAGCTTTGCTGTGCGATAAAGTTCTTGACGTGCCATTTGAACTTCATGATCTGGATACTGATTATAAGTTTGTGGCATCAACTGTCCTGTTGGCTCATTGTTACCCCATCCACATTCTTCAATATTGTTGGCAGTTTCTGGTAATTTTACCATATATCTACCATCATAAACTTTCCATAGTGTTCCATTATAATGAGCAGCAAGTTTGTCTGCTTCATCATAGTTTGTAATTACTGGTCGACCATTTTGAGCTAAAACTTTACCATAAACTGAGCTATTATGAATTTCATATTTCATGAAGATATCCTCTAAATTATTTATGAAATTTGTTACATACTAAATGCTAAGTTTTTAAACATAAAATTAATTTTTTTACCATTTTTTGGTAAATTAAAAGATAAATCGTCTATAAAAATTTTAGTCGGTCTGGCTGTTTTGGTTTTTAAATTATTAAATATTAAGTTATTTGTTTTGCTATCGTCTAATTTTAAACTAAAACAATCAAAAAATTTTTGGTTTTGTGTTAATTTTGGTAAAGCACGTTCACACATAAGTTGACCATTTATAAAAATTCTATAAACTATTTCTTCGTCGCCATAGTCATAATTTTCTGGTTCAATCTTTAATTTAATTTCATACTCACTCATCTAATACTCGTTGAATCTCTTTCAATAATTTATCTTCTTGAAATTTAGCTTCACGATTCTTAGATTTTTTGATTTTGTTTATCTTTGCATTAAAACGGCGCAAGTCGCTACGAGTTAATTTTTTATTTTTCTTTGTAAGGAATTGTATTGCTTGACTTTTTATATTAGAAGTTTGTATATCTAAATTACTGTTTAGTTGATACTCTTCCCAAATTTGAACAATTGCATCCCATTGTGTTTGGGTGAGAGTGGTGTTGTTTTCGTCAAGCATGTTACTCCCCTCATTAATTATATCTCCCTAATTTTGCAAAACTAGAGAGTTCACGTGCTACACGTGTGTAGTCATGATCTTCGTATTTTATACCAATACCACCTGCACTACGCCAACTTGCAATATTTCTACCATAATCATCCACGAGGATACATGGATTACCCCCAAGTGTAGCAAACATAGCTTTGTTGTGTGTAAGTTCAATATGCTTTGGTGGCATATCACTGAAATGCATGCCAACCCATGCTAGCTTACCAGATTCACTGCGTGGGTCACCAGTTAATGGTGTGCTGCAAATATAATAGCTACCAAACTCTTTTATAACATGTGCAACAAGTTGTCGTGCATGTGGAAGTAGGGGTAGATCAACCCAAAACGTAGGATGATCTCGCACAAGTTGAAGTTTTGCTTCTGGATTGTCAATGTCTTTATAGTGGTCTTTGCCATCAAGTCTAGCCCACTCACCAAAAAAATCAGCAAGAACGCCGTCCATATCAAGGTAAACTCGGAACTTTTGGTGTGCCATACGATATTTATCCCTATTTGAGCCTGATTTATTATACCATAACCACTTGAATAGTCAAGCCTAATTTTCCCCTTGACAGACTGGGTAATTGTGGTAATATAAGGTATAAATATTAGCGGAGTTACCGATGCGTATCAAGGAAGTTATTCCTACAAATGAGGATTTTTCAAGTCAAATTATGGCTGCTGATCCTGTAATTTCAGAAGAAGATACTGCTCGTATCCTTGCAGTTAAGGAAAGCGATTTCAGCCAACCCATGACTGGCGATGAACTCATTGAACATATGAAAACTGTTCTTGGGATGCAATAATGGCAACAGTTTTTAGAACCTGTGCGTTATTTGATGAAACATTAAAAACACACGGTGCTGCGGTTCTAAAAGCGTTTGTTGATTTTAAGAAAACAAAAGAAATAAATGCCATGATGCCATACGGTAGCAAAGATCATCCGTATAGAGGCAATGGTCCGCTTGGTTTACATAAACCTAAACTCATACATGCTGGTATGACTTTTGATATAAGTTTGATTTATAGTTTAAGCGGACAAAATCCACATGTTATAAATTTGTATGGTTTCTTTACCCACGACGAAAGTGGAACAGGAAATCCACCTAAATCTAAAATACAAAAATCTTTACTTACAAAAATTTCTAATCAACAGATGAAGTAATTCATTATTTTTCGGCTTTTCTTTTTGCCCACCATGCCTTTATTCTGATACTCTGTTCTTCTGCATACTTTGTATCATTTTTTCTATTTTCAGAAAACTGTTTTCTTTTTTCTTTTCGTTCTGGTGTATTTGCCGCTTTTTTTTGTCTCTCAATTCTAATTTGTTTTTGCTCTTCGGTTTCATTTTGATAGTATTTTTTTATTTTTGCACTGCATTTTTCTGAAAATTCTGCATTGTTTTTCTTTTTATTATTATTTTTTTGTGTTTTTTCTAACCATTGCTGGTCTTGTGATCTTTTTTGTGCAGCAAGAAGTATTTTTTCATAATATTCTATATCTGTTTCATATTTTAATTTTATTGCGTTGCTTGTTTTAATTTTATTATTTTCATTAGAATAATATTCCGTTAACTTGTCTGATAGTTTTTTACTTCTTTTTGGATCATTATATATTTTTCTTTTTTCAAGGTCTGTTTTAAATTTATTTGTTGCGCCGCCATCTCCACCATTTGCAATATTCATACATAAAAAATTATCTTTTATTTTGTGTTCATTTATTACTATTGTTTCAAAAACATCCGCTTCTTTTTCATTATTACATAT